ACGTTCCGCTTCCTGACGCTGGAAGGCGAGGAAGATATGGCCGTCCTCCAGTTCTCGGCCGAGCCATGAGCGAGAACCCGTTCGTCCAGTTCGTCGCGATGTACCGCGACAACCCCGTGGCCCTCGTCCGTGAGGTCTTGGGGGGCGATCCGGACGCCGTCCAGTGCGAGATCATGACCGCGGTTGCTCGGGGGGATCGTCGTATCTCCATCCGCTCTGGCCACCGCGTCGGCAAGACGACGACGCTCTCGTGGCTCATCGTCTGGTTCGCCCTGACCCGCTTCCCGCAAAAGACGATCTGCACCTCCGCCACGTCGACGCAGCTCTTTGAGGCGCTGGCCTCGGAGTGCAAGGCGTGGTTCAAGCGGCTCCCGCAAGCGCTGCAGGATCTGTTCGAGATCCAGGTCGACCAGATCCGCTTGAAAGCGGCGCCGGACGAGTCGTTCGTGTCGTTCGTCGTCTCCAAAGCCGAAACGCCGGAAGCACTGGCTGGAAAGCACTCCGCGAACGTGCTCCTGATCGCGGACGAAGCGTCTGGCATCCCGGAACAGGTGTTCGAGGCCGCGATCGGGTCGATGGCGGCGCACAACGCCTGCATGATCCTCGCGGGGAATCCTGTTCGGACGTCCGGCTACTTCTTCAACACGCACAACAAGCCGGAGATGATCGGGGACTGGACCCGGTTCCACATCTCCTGCGTCGGGCATCCCCGGATCACGCCCGATTTCATCAAGCAGGTCATCGACACCTACGGCGAGGACTCGAACGCCTATCGGGTGCGAGTGCTTGGGGATTTCCCGCGTGGCGACGATGACACCGTCATCCCGTACGAGCTCGTGGAGACGGCCAAGACGCGCGACGTCGCCCCGCATCTCGTGAAACCGATCTGGGGGCTCGACGTGGGCCGGTTCGGCAACGATCCGTCGGCGCTGTGCAAGCGAAAGGGGAACACGCTGCCCGCCAAGGTCGAGATCCGCCGCGGCTACGACATCATGCAGACCGTCGGCTGGGTCAAGAGCGAGTGGGACGTCACGCTCCCCAGCGACCGCCCCTCGGAAATCCTCGTGGACTCGATCGGCTTGGGCTCCGGCGCCTGCGATCGACTCGCGGAATTGGGACTCCCCGCCCGTGGGATCAACGTCTCCGAATCCGCCGCGATGAACGAGCAGTACGTGAACCTCCGCGCCGAATTGGCCTTCATGGGCCGCGCCTGGTTCGCCAAGAAGGACTGCCGCATCGGGGAATACAACGACGAGCTGGCGGCCGAACTGGTGCAGCCGCGCTTCAAGTACGCGTCGAACGGCAAGCTCCAGATCGAGTCGAAGGACGACATGAAGAAGCGCGGCGTGAAAAGCCCCAACCGCGCCGACGCCTTTCTCCTGACGATGGCCGGCGAGTCGGTCACGGCTGCTGGCACGTCGAACACGCGCGCCTCCTGGAATCAACCCTTACAGCGAAAGATCGCGGGCATAGTCTGATGGCCAAGCCAAAGAAGGACATCGCCGCGCAAGCGTCTGCGATCATCGCGAAGCTGGACGAGCCCGAGGAAGAACTGTCCATCCTCGAGGTGCAGAATCTGATGGAGGAGCGCGACCGCGCGGCCCAGCCGATCAAGCCCGTCCCGGTCGCGGAGTATCTCGAAGCGGCGCTCCCCGTTGTTCCGGGCCTCCACGCGCTCGACTCGGCCCCCGTGAACTCCAAGATCGTCGTCGTGGAGCAAGGCGCTGTGCTGGCCACGCCCTCCGACGGCCCCGTGCTGCTCCCCAAGACGGACCGCGCCCACAAGCTGCCCGAAGGGGCCAAGATCACCAAGACGCACGCAGGATTCCGGGCCGAGCAACTGTCCGCCGTGATCGACCGCCCCGTGATGCTCTACGCGACCGCCGGCGAAGCCATTGACGGCTTCCTCGCCCACTTCCACGTCTGATGACCGAACCCGAGAAGCCCACCGAATACCTCGCCCGGAAGGGCGAAGGGACGATGGACCGCGAGGAGTTCGAGGCGGTCGTGAAAACGGCGCTCGCCGAGTCGGTGTCCTATGTGGATGCCGAGCTGTCCGAGGACCGTGCAAAAGCCTCCGACTACTACAACGGCAAGCCGTTCGGGAACGAGGAAGAAGGCCGGAGTCAGGCGATCCTGACGGAAGTCCGGGATGCGGTCGACGGGATGCTGCCCTCTGCCCTGCGCGTCTTTTTCGGGGCCGAGCATTCGGTCGAGTTCGTCCCGACGAACAAGGACAACGTCGAACAGGCGGCCCAAAAGACGGACTACGTCCGCTACGTGTTCGAGCAGGACAACTCGGGCTTCCTGAGAGCCTACGACGTCTTGAAGGACGGCCTGATCCGCAAGCTCGGCATCTTCAAGTGGGGCTGGGACGACTCGGTCGATACGAAGGCGTACCGGCAGGAAGGGGTCACCCCGGAGCAGTTACAACTCTTGGCCGCGGACGACGCGGTGACCTTCCCCGAGGGCGGGGTCGTCCAGCGCGCCGACGGCAACTTCGACGTCGACCTGACGCGCACCGAGAAGGCAGGTCGGGCGTGGGTGGAAGCTCTGCCCCCCGAGGAGTTCATCTTCAACCGCGAAGCCCGCCGGCTGGACAAGGCGCTCTTGGTTGCCCATCGCACCGAGAAGACCCGCGGCGAGCTGCTCGCGATGGGCGTCAAAGCCAAGGAGATCGACGAGCACGGCGGACCGGGGGAAGGCGATACGGCCCTGCGTCACAACGCGGAGGAGTTGGCCCGGAAGGACATGGCCGCCATCTCGGACGATCCGGAAATGGGGAAGGCGAACGACAAGATCGCCTACACGGAAGCCTATCTCACGGTCGACTACGACGGCGACGGCATCGCGGAGCTCCGGAAGATCTGCACGATCGGCCCGAGCTACTACCCGGTCTCGAACGAGCCGACCGCAGAACGGCCCTTTGCGATCTTCACCCCGCACCCCGAACCCCATGCGCTGATCGGTGGAAGCACGGCCGATCGGACGATGGACGTGCAGAAGATCAATTCTGCTTTGCTGCGTGGGATGCTGGATTCACTCAGTGCATCCATCTTCCCGCGCACCGTCTACCAGGAAGGCCAGGCGTCGGTCGCGGACATCATGAACACCGCGATCGGAGCCCCGATTCGCGAGCGCATCAGTGGTGTGGTCAGACCCCTGGTGATGCCGTTCACGGGCAAGGAAGCCATGCCCATCCTCCAATTCATGCAGGAGGTGATCGAACGTCGGACAGGCCGGAACAAGGGAGCGGCCGGCCTCGATGCAGATGCGCTCCAGTCCACCGGGAAAGAAGCGGTCGGCGCTGTGCTCACCGGTTCGCAGGAGCAGATCGAGTTGATCTGCCGCATCTTCGCCGAGCAGACGCTCAAGCCCTTGTTCAAGGGGTTGGGTCGGCTGTTGACGGCGAAGCAGCCCCGCTCACGCGTCGTGAAGCTGCGGGGGACGTGGGTCGAGGTGGATCCGCGGACGTGGCAGGACGACATGGACGTGACGGTGAACGTCGGACTCGGCACGACGTTCGTGGAGAAGAAGATCGCCACGCTCATGGCCGTGGCTGCGGATCAGAAGGACATCCTCACGAACATGGGGATCAGTAACCCGCTCGTCACGCTCCCGATGTTCCGCAACACGAGAGCCAAGATTCTCGCGTTGCAGGGCATCAAGGACGCCGACTCGTACTACGCCCCACTTCCTCCGGACTGGCAGCCGCCCCCGCCTCCTCCGACGCCACCGGATCCGGAAATCGCGTGGATGCAGTTGGAGAAGGAGATGAACCACACCAAGACGATGAAGGAGCTCGCGATCAAGGAGGACGAGCTCAAGCTGGCGCGGGAGAAGATGGCCACGGACGCGGCGCAGAAGGACGCGGATCGCGCGCAGCAGGCGCAGGACGCGGCCCGCGAGCTGGAGTTCAAGATGGAGGAGTTGGTCATCAATACCGCCCTCGAGCGCGCGAAGCTCGAGGCCACGATCGACGCGGCCGGTGCGGACGAGGAAGTGGACCGACAGCAGCAGGAATCGAGCGCCGCCACGCAGAAGGCGTTCTCGGACATCAACAACGCCATCACGGCCTTGGCGACGAAAGAGACGCCGGCCCCGGTCTTCCATGTGGCCGCGCCTGACTTGTCCGGCATTCAGCCGCCCGTGGTGAACGTGCATCCGAGTCCCGCCCCGACCGTGCATGTCAGCACGCCGGAGCCGAAAGGACGCAAGAGCCGGATCAAGAAAACGAAGGACGGATACGAGATGGAGTCAGACTCGTGAACCTGCTCGCCGGCCTGCTCTACGACCCTGCCGCTGCCGTCACGAAGAACACGACGGCGGCGCTGGCGATGACGGCGCTCGACACGACCAACCTGCGCCTGACGTTCACGGCGCCGCTGTCGGGGCGGGCGTATGTGCGGATCTCGGGTGGCGCCATCCACGGCGCGACGACCTACCCGCAGATCATGGTCGGGCTGTTGAGTGGTGCGTCTGTCGTAGCTCGGCAAGTCCCGACGGTCACGATCAACGGGACCGCCGTGGCGACGACGTTTGGCGCGGTCTTTACCGAGTTCGTGGTCACGGGCCTGACCCCCGGCGCCTCGCTGACGTGGGATCTGGCGTACAGCGTGGAGACCATTGTTGCCGCCACTGGCTGGAAGTACGGCGGGGCGAACGACACGACGGTGAACAACGCCTTTGGCGGGATCAG